GCCTTGAGCTGGGCCGGGCAAAAGCGATCTCCGCCGTCAGTACCAAGTGCGTCTCGCTGGCGATGAGTGGCGACAAGGATATGATCAAATTCTTCCTCGGTCGCCGTGCCGGATGGGTAGAACGCATCGAAGTCGACAAGAAAAATCTAGCAGAAATGACGACAGAGGAACTCCTTGCTCTCCGCGAAAAACTCCAAAACGGCTGACATCCTCGCCGCCATCAATGTCGAGATCGAACTGAGGCGGCGAGGAGTCGACCCGGACGCGCCGGTCAAGGTGGACAAGAAGCTGACCTACCGCGAATGGCTGCCGGTGGTCACGCCCACGTTCACATGGACATGGCGACAGACGGAGTACATCGTCAAACACATCCAGAAGATGCTGGACGGCGAGATCGACAAGCTGATGATCTTCATGCCGCCTCGCCACACCAAAAGCGAAACGGTCACCGTTCGCCTGCCCGCCTACATCCTCGAACACGACGACACCCAGCGCATCATCCTCGGCGCCTACAACCAGACCCTCGCAAAAAAATTCAGTCGCAAGACGCGCAAGATCGCCGCCAGCCGTATGAAGCTGTCCAAGGAGCGGACCGCCGTCGAGGATTGGGAGACCGAGACGTTCGGTGGACTGCGTGCCGCTGGCGTCGGATGCGGCGTCACCGGCATGGGCGCGAATTGGGTGATCATCGATGACCCGGTCAAGAACCGGGAAGAGGCGAACAGCGAAACCTACCGGGAAAAGTGCTGGGACTGGTACACGGACGACCTCTACACCCGACTGGAGCCGAAGGCGAAGATCATCCTGATCATGACCCGCTGGCACGAGGACGATCTGGCTGGAAGAATCCTTGCCAGCGAGGACGGTCCGAATTGGACGGTGATCAACCTCCCGGCTCTGGCAGAGAAGGACGATCCGCTCGGACGCGAAGAAGGCGAGGCATTGTGCCCGGAGCGTTACGACGTGGCCGCGCTCAACAAGATCCGGCTGGTCATGGGAGCATCATTCCAAGCGCTCTACCAGCAGCGCCCCAGCGCCGAAGAGGGCGAAATATTCAAGCGGGAGTGGTGGAAGACCTACCGGGAAGTGCCAAAGCTGAAGTGGGTCGTCCTGTCATGGGACACCGCATTCAAGGCAAAGCAGGAGAACGACTACTGCGCCTGCGGAGTCTGGGGGTATGACGGTATCAACCACTACCTACTCGACCGATGGAAACAGAAGGTCAATTACCCGGAGCTAAAAAGAACCGCCAAGGCTCTTGCGCAGAAGTGGGGACCGCGAGCCGTCCTGATTGAAGACAAGGCCAGCGGCCAATCATTGATACAGGAGCTGCAGGTAGAGACGTCGATGCCGGTCGTCGCCATCGGAGTCGATACCGACAAGGTCACGCGAGCCCACGCCGTCACTCCAACGATAGAGGCCGGCAAAGTCTACCTGCCAGAGAGCGCCCCTTGGCTGCAGGACTACATCGACGAAATGGCGTCCTTCCCGAACGGAGTCAACGACGACGACGTCGACCAGACCACGCAATACCTCAACTGGTCACGCAAGCGGGGAGAGTCGGCATTCAGCGACCTCGCCGCAATGATCAAGGCCGTCGGCACCAACGGGCACGAATGGGCACAGATCGGCAACGGGCCGACATACCAGTGCCGCACCTGGGGGATCGCCGTCAAGGTGAAGCAAGGCCAGACGCCACAAGAGGTGGCAGACAACCACGGATGGAAGGAGTGCAGGAAGCCATGACGGGAACCGGCGGAATCAAGAGAGTCTTGGATGAGGTCAAAGCTAACCGAGCGCGACTGGAAAGCTGCAATGGGCACAAGTTCGTGTCGATCAGCACCATAGGTGACACCTTCACGTGGACGACATACCAATGCGAGCACTGCGGAGGGACAATCGACGCCATCGCCCACGCATGGTATCAGCGAGGAATCGGTCATGCGACATGGCCGAACCTCGTCGCTCCAGCGAAGTACGAAAACCCGGCACCGGGATGGGAAGACCCGAAGCTGCCCGACATGCAGCTGATATGGAAACTGGCTCGCGAGGTCGGATATGCGGTCGGCATCCACGGCTCGCTCAAGCGCGACTTCGACCTGATCGCCGCACCGTGGACGGACAAGGCCGTAGGACCTGCCGATCTGGTCGCCCACCTCTGCGCCGGTCTCAACGCGGTTAGAATCGGAGGGCCAGAGCACAAGCCCCTTGGCCGGGTCGCCGTCACGCTGCAAATCGACGGCTACATCAAGCCGATCGACCTCAGCATCATGCCAAGGAGCCAGCCATGACCAACACCGAACTCGGAGACCGCCTGATCGCCCTCGGCACGCTGCTCAAGGACGACAACGCCACGATCCAGCAAGTCACCGCCGCAGCCATCAAGTGCGGCCTCATTTTCCACTTCGACGTCGTCCCGGAGAGCTATGACGATGACCAAGAAAATACCGAATAGCACATAATTAGTTTGGTATAGGGAACAGGCTATGCTACTATGCCCCATATTACGACAGGAGCCGCACATGACAGAGAACAAGAGCAAGCGCGACGAGCAGCGACAGAAATCCAATCTGGCGTATATTGCCAAGAAGGGCTGTAACAAATGCTACGGACGGGGATATACGGCCTACCAGAACGGATCACCGGTCCCGTGCTCCTGCGCGATCGCCAACTATGAAAAGCTGAAGCGGGCGCAGCTGGCCGGAGCGATCAACCGCCTCGAAAAAGGCCACGACTCCTTCTGGTGCCGCCTCCGGGATGCAGCCAAGGTGCTCTTTGGCAAGGCCGCCGCCGTCAGCTTCCGCAAGAGGGTCCGGGCATGAGCGAGGAGTACGTCGAGATACCGATGAATGCAGCAGACTTCCGCCGGATCGCCGTCTCGGTCCTCGAAGGGATCGCACAGGACGCCGCTCGGATCGGCAGCGCCAAAGGCTTCGACCAGAGCATGCACCGGACGCAGATCACACTGGTCGCGACGGAGATCGTCGAAGCGCTGGAACACGTCTCGGCCAGCAAGAGCTACGGCGTCGATCTGGCATCGGTCAAGCTGGTGCAATGCATGGAGGAGCTTCGCCAGTACCAGCGAGACGCCACCAACCACAGCGACCAGTCCCGCATCGGCAGCCGCGCCAAGCTTCTCGAAGAACTGGCCGATGTCGTCCTGCGGGTACTGACCTACGTCGGCGGCAACGGCTGGTCGCACGAATTCGCTGCGGCGCTGATGGACAAGAACGATGCCAACCGGGACCGGCCGATTCGACATGGAAAGGCATTCTGAGATGTGCTGGCTGAAACGCGGATGCATCCCAAAAACCAAATCATGCGAGCTAGTGCGCACCCTGTCGCCGGAAGAGGTCGCCGAGTTGCAGAGCCAATACCTGCCGCCGGTCCCCAGAACCAAGGAGGCGCCAAGACCGTTCGAGCGGGTCATGACACAGCCACGGGGGAAAGTCACCGGGCTCCGAGGCATTATACGATAATCGATGAACCCCTCCCTGCCGGGTCCGACTTTTTGGATGAAGCTGCGGAATGCACCCGGCAACAGCGGTCGTCGCTGGGGGAGGGGGACTTAAAATCAAGGAGGCCACCAGTGGCAGCAACAACACACTACGAAGCCAAGGACGGCAAGACTCTCTGCCGCCTGTCGCGCAAGGTCAAGACAACGACGGACCCGGACAAGGTCACCTGTCCCCAATGCTCGCTGGCGCATACGCGAGGTGGCCGATGAGCGGCAGCGAGATCACAGAGGTCACGTTCGAGGTCAATGGCAGCACCTTCGTCATGGCCGATGGCCGCGTGCACATTTGGACGGGGAAAGGCGAAGTCTGTACGCAGCCAGACATCGATATCGGCATCATCGACCTGCTACACATGCTGAACGCCGCCGTCCGGCTGGTGCCGGCAGGGAGCAGGCAATGAGCCGTATCAAGATAGCGTCCTGCGGTCACACTGCCAGCGTCCTCGCCGCCATCTTGGCCGCAAGCGCCGGCATGGGTGTCAACATCGGAGAATGCCTGCCTCGCACCCCGGAGAAACGACCAGCACCACCGAGCACCATACAGGTCGAGATTGTCAGCGCCGCCGAAAAGAAGCGCCGGAAGAAGGCAGCGAAACGACTCAAGGCGATGGGGAACAGATGAGCCAGATAGCCGACGTCCTCCTCTCCCTCTGCTGCGCCAGCCTCGCCTGCCTGCGCTCGGAGGAGCCGAACAAGACCACCCGCCGCGCCCGGATGCTGGGAGACCTCGAAGAGAAGGTCGAGAAGCTGCTGACGACGGAATACAAAAGCCAGCTCCACGACTTCCACGCGCTGGAGGCCGCCAAGAATGCGGTGACGGTCGCCATGTGGAACCTCATGGACGATATCGAGCACGAGCACAACGACGGCACGGACTACTAAGGGAGACCAGATGAGCACTGAAACGGACTCGACAGAAATTAAAAAAGCCAAAGCATGCGCCAATAAATGCTTCGATATGGCAATGGATGCACTCTTCGAGAGCGAAGTCACCGGGAAAGCACAAGTAGCCGCCACGTACCGGGAGAATGGTTACATAGTCGAGATCACGATACTGAGCGAGCCATGACCATGCACCAGAACGCCGACTGCGTCCACGAACACGACAACTGCTGCGGCCACCCGGAACGACGCGGTGACAACATTGAGCTTCCCCGCTGCGTCCTCGCCGGCAAGCCCCGGAATATCTGCAAGGACCAGAAGCCCGCATGACCATCCAATTCTGCGACATCCGCGACAAAGAGCAAGCAAGAAAGCCCGGAGTGATCCCGGTCATGCCGCGACCACGCACCGTCGCATGCGCCCTCTGCGGAACACAGACCCCCTACCACCTGCCATATCCGATCAACGAAACCCTCTGCACCGAGTGCGACAAGGAAGTCGGAGCGGCGATCAAAGACGGAACGCTGTGACCCTCCCCGGCGCCCTGCTCATCAACAGCGCCAACCTGCAAGACGAGGTCTGGGTCGTCGACAGCTGGGAGCAATACGCCAAGATCCGCATGACCTGCGACAGCCGCCCGATCTATCTCCGCAGCGAACTCCCCCACTTCAAAGACAAAACCCCAGAAGAACAGCGCATCATCCACGCCTACAAAAAAGTCTTTAACGGAGAGGTCGTCGAGTCCAGTCCTTGGGACGAAGCCATGAGCAAAAAAATTGATATAGGGAACGCAAAACAGGATAATTGCCAGCATGGACAAAGACGATCTGAAAAAAGCGCTCCCACGCGCAGGCGGCATGATGGAGACTCCGGCGGGACTTCTAGTCTCTTCGCGGAGCATTGACTCGCTGAACAAGGCGGTCGCAGAAGAATCCCGCAAGATTGCAGCTGAAGAGGAGGAGAAACGCGGCACGCTGTTCTCCAAATACATGCTGCAAAATATGTCCCTCTACGGCGCAAGGGAGAAGCCGCAGGGAACGCCGGGATTCCGCACCCTCTACCAAGCGTCCCGGCAGTCGTTTATCGATGCCATCCTTATCCGCGCCAGAGTCGACCAGATGAAGCGCATCTGGAAGCATACCTACGACGCGGCCAAGATCGGGTACAAGGTGGTTCACGTCCGCCACGACGATCCCGACTTCAAAGGGAGCAAGGAGATCGACGCCCGCTGCCGCGAAATGGAAGCGCTGATCGATGACCCCTGCCCGGAAAAATACAATCAATTCTACCCAAACCGGGTCCGCCCCCACAGCCGAATCAAGGAGCTGGTCGCCTCCCTGACCAAAACCGAGCTGATCATTGACCGAAAGTGTATCCGCCGCATGAAGCGAGCCGACGGCAAAGGCTACGCCGCTTTCTACGCGCTGCCGGGCGAGACGGTAAAGAACGTCGATGAGGCGATGAAGGAGTGGGCGGCCAAGAACGCGAAGAGCAACGGCGGCAAGAAGACGATCAACGCCGCCACCGCCTACCGCATGTCCGAAGCGACCGGCTTCGACATGACCAAGTCCAGCTACGTCCAGATCGTCGACGGCATGCTCGTTGACGCCTTCACGCACGACGAACTCAGCATCCATCTGTCCAACCCCAGCGACGAAATCAATACGTATGGGTACGGAACCTCGCGCCTAGAGCTTTCCCTCGAAATAACAGCTACTTTGATGGCCGCATGGAGCTTCAACCGGGAGATGTTCAAAACGAACTACCCGGAGGCGATCCTGTCAGTAGCCGGCGACTTTGACAAGGAAGGACTGCAGGCGTTCAAGCAGATGCTGATCGGCGACACCCACGGCGCCGGCAACTACTGGCGCCTGCCGGTCATCCCCAGCGGCAGCGTCGACGGCTTCAAGATCGAGGCGCACAAACTCCGCGACACGCCGAAGGACATGCTGTTCAACGAATTCGTCCGGCTGCTGATCATGATCAAGTGCGCCGCGTATGGCGCACACCCCAGCACCCTGAACCTCCAGATGGACTCCGGTGCCGGCGGTTCCCCACTCGGCAACGCCAGTCCGATTGACGAGATCGAGTTCAACAAGGAGTTGAGCCTGATTCCGTCCATCGAGGACATGACCAGTTGGCTCACGGACGCGATCATCAAGCCCAGATACGACGACCTGAAGCTAATTGTCACCGGCATCGAGAAGGACGACGAGAAATTAACGGTAGACTTACGGTCGGAACGTGTCAGTAAATGGATAACGCGGAACGAAGCTCGGATGGAAGAAAATCGGGAAATTATTGGAGAACTTGATGACGACAGTAACCCGTGGAACTATCCGTGCGACGTCCCTGTGCCAAATTATTTGAACACTTTCAATATGTTAAGTCAGACACAGGGCGATCCGGGCGACGACCAGCAGGACGACAGCCAAGACGAGGACGTCCAGAAGTCGCTACCGATCGACGCCGCCGGGAACATGCTCGGACCGATCCCGGCCAAGAAATCCAAGAAAAAGTCGCAGCCTCGCGACGTGAAATTTATCACCATCGAAGTGGGAGAATAGACATGGCAGACAAGGCACGCATCAGCAGCGACGAGTTACGGAAAGCGGCAGCAGAGACCGAGAGCGAACTCTGGGCGCTGCTCAAGGCGGAGCAGCTGAGTCTGTTCGGAGGCGACCCGCACCACGTCGGCTACACCCGGACGAACGCACGCGGCACGGTGAGCAATATCGCGGCGAAGAATCCGAGGGCGAAGGCTGAAGAAGCGACAGTAAGAGCGAAACGTAGCGGGACGCAACAAGACCATATTATTGCAGCCGCCGCCCACAGAGACGCAGCACCGCAGGCCGAAACGAGATACGACGAAGCCGATCACAAAAAGATGGCAGAGTTTCACGACATGAAGGCAAGGGACGCGGCACCACCTTCGGAGCAAACCCCCGACCGCCACGCGCTGCAACGCAACATCGAGCAACTGGCCGCCGAAAAGGGCATGGACCCGATCGCCTTGATCAGCCAGCTCCAGACCGGAGCTACCGCGTCGGGACGGCACAAGCTGGTGGGCCTGCTCGGCGCCATCAAGGGCCGTTATATCAAGCGGGCACAAAAAGCAGAAGCGGCAAACGATGCGACTGCCCACGCTGAAAGATCGAGTGAGCTGGCCAACGATATGAACGACCCGGTGAGCCACGAAGAGGCCGCAGCAGCACACACCGCAGCCGCTGACGCCCATTCCGATCCGGGCGAAGTGGCCTACCACCGAGCGAAAGCCAGCGAGCACCTGCTGGCAGCGCAAACGGCAGACGATGAGATGGCCTCACCGGAACATTCCGAACGTTCTTATGACCACAATGGCGTCGAAGCCTACGGCCAAAAGGGGATGAAGAACACCGTCTGGCGCAAACTGTTCAAGGATGCCGACGAACTCCACGCATGGACAGAGAAAAACGACGCCAGCGTTCTCGGCACAAGGGGACTGACTGACTTCGAGGCGCACCCGAAGAGCAAGGGGGGCAAGGAGCAGCTGGCAGCAATGAGGAAGAAGCCACCGGTCGCAAAAACACCGGCAGCAAGCCATCTGACCGGTGAGGCCTACTGGAAAGAATCTCACAAAAAGATCGAATCCGCCCTGTCTGGGATGAACCTTCCCGGAGTGAAAACAAAGGTAAGGCGCAACGAAAACATGGTGACGGTATCGATCCGTCCGACTGACGACGTACCCGGAGGAGCAACTCTGGTGGCACACGGGCAGGAGACAATGTCCGGGCAGCAGCACCGCCGTAACAAAGAGATGGTCAGTTCCGCCGCCAAAGCCATTGAGCAGCGACTTAAGGGAACAGGAATCAACATAGAGGATATAGCAGCAGAAGAGAACAGCGTGTTCCTCGTCCTCCACAACACACAGAAAGTCGCCAAGAGTCTGCGCGAAGAGATCACCTCGGCGACCATGCTGCTGAAGAGCCACGTCAAGGCGTATCAGCGGACCACGGCCAGCGGCGCCAGCGTGACCGTCAAGGAGCATGATGACAGCCGGCAGAAGCATCCGAGCCCGTGGAATGCTCACCATGCCGCCGTCCACAAACTCGGAGTCGCGATGGAAGCCGGAGGTAACAGTGAAGACGGCTACCACATCCAAGTGGCCGCCAAGCACATGAAGAACGGCGACAAGAAGGCCTTCACGCAGCACATGGAGGGATCAGGAAACTTCATGTATGAACAAGTCCTGCCGCACATCCACCCAGACCACTGGAAGGAACTCGGCGGGAACCCCATCGACAAGGAGCGCAGCACCAAGGAGTTCGAGAAGCGGCACCCGGTGAAAGGTGGTGCCGGAAAGAACGCCCACAAACTTGGATCGAAGATGACTCAAGCCTATGACCGATTCCACAAAGAAGACACCAAGACAGAAAAGAAATTCAATAAATTAAACAGCAAGCTGACAAGATGAAACTCAAAATCAGCCACAACCTGACCAACAACCAGCTCCAGAAAGCCGTCCTCGGCCTCGTCTCCGCACAGGGGATGGAGGCCGAAGTCGCGGACGCCTTACTTAAGGCTGCCGGCTGTAGCTGCGACGGACCGAGGGAGCCACGGGACGCGCCGACCCGCGAACTGCTGCGCCAGTTCCGGCATGAGTATGCGCTGGCTGTGCATGATATCGTCAGAGCCGTCGACCGCCGTATCAAGGCCAAGGACACGGTAACGAAGAGTCACGTCAAGGGTCACCAGAGGCACTACCAGAGCGGCAAGGTCGGAGCCGTCGCGCCCTTCTATCGCGCCGGGGAGAAGCATGGTCCCCACGTCCTGACGCCAGAGGAGGCGGCAAGGTGGGCGGCACAGCACCCGCATAGCTTCGACGCTTATCATGGGACGACGGAGGATCGGGCGAAGATTATTGGTGAAGAAGGGTTTGATCTTGATCAGACAAGAGGCGGGAAGCATTACGGCAACGCGATATACGTCACGACGAAAATAGACGAGGCGAATTATTGGGCTCGGCACGGTGACAAGGAAGCCCCGGCAATATTGAAGGTGAAGATAATCGCCCGTAATCCGGTAACAATATCGCCAGAACAGTTTCAAAATATTGTGAAAGGCAACGTCACAGAAAAAGAAATTGTCGAAGAAAGCGGTGGAAGCTTTGTAAGGGCTCTCTTGTTGATGCAACAAAAGAAAACAAACATCTTCCGAAGCATGGGGCACGATGTTGTCGCCATTCTCGAAGGGGAAAAACCAGAGAACGTCGAAATGGGTGAGTGGCTCAGGAAGCATGGCGGCAACCAAATCATCGTGTACAGCAAAGACGACTTAAGGATAGTGAAATGACAGAAAAAATCATCGTATGCTGCTTGAGTTGTTCACACCTTGTGCCGGAGTCCATTTCTTGCCCCGCATACCCCGAAGGCATCCCGTTTGCCATTTTTGAGGGTTACTACCCACACGAAAAGCCAGTCAATGGGTATGTTTACAAGCAAGTGACAGAGGAAGAAGGATGGAGGAATCTCCGTGGATACATGGGATGGGATAAAAAAGACAGATAAAATCTTGAAATGCTGCCTCACTTGCAAGCACTTCGACATTGAAGCCCACAAGTGCCCGGCCTTCCCAACTGGAGTACCTTTTCAGTATCTGGATGGCGCAGCGGAGCACTCTTCCCCCGTCAACGGGTATGCGTTCGAGATGATCCCGGAAGAAAAGGGGATGAAAAGACTCCTAAACTTTTACTGCAAAAAAGATGGAACACCATGAGCCAGCCGCTATCCAAAGAAGACATCTCTGAGCTGCTACAAGTCATCCGTGACCGGTTTCAGCTTGTCGCCGCGCAGATCCAGGGCGACTACCAGCCGCCGCAAGCCCTCCTCTCGCGCTGGCAGGCGGAAGGCTGGATCGCGCCGGACGTCACCCCGCAGGACTTCGCGCTGGCGGTCGGAACCGAAGGCCGCATCATCCACAACGCCTTCACCTTTGGCCGGGCATGGCAGGCGGTCGAGCAGGGCGGCAGCTTTGCCGAGATCATGAAGCTGGCCGCCACCATGCCGCTGCTGACGCCGGACGTCCACGCGATCGCCATAGCGGAGCAGCAGACAGCCAACTACATCACGGCGCTCGGTGACGACACGGCAAAGCTGGCCGGGGAGATCATCGCCGAACGCAACCGCACCATCATTCGCAACATGGCGATCGACTTCCACGAACAGCGGCTGCAGGCGAAGGTGCTGGACCGGCAGGCGAAGATCGACGCCGGCATCGCCATCCCGGAGCGGCAGGTCAACACATGGCAGGGATTCAGCTCGGAGCTGTATCACGCGATGGACGACAAGTCCCGCGATTGGGATCGGGTCGCCTTCTTCGAGATCACCGACGCCCAGAAGCAAGGGCAGGCGATGCAGATCCTTGAGCAGCACGGGCCGAAGCAGTTGGTCTACAAGATGCCGCTGCCGACGGCCTGCGCTCAATGCAAGCATCTGTATCTGGAGGAGGACGGCACGCCGCGCATCTTCGACCTCGCGGAGCTGGTCGGTAACGGCATGAACATCGGTCGCAAGGCGCACCCGGTCCGCAGCGGGGAAGTGGTACCGGGAGGACGCGAGGACGGGCAGGAGACGCTCAAGGCGGTGGCCGGGCTGGTTCACAATTTCTGCCAATGTTTGGGACCCTATCCACTGACAACGCATGAACCTTGGTATAAACAGAAGAGAGCGAATCGTGGACAAATCAACATGTAGGAATGCAAATGGAACCTTCCTTCGGATATCGGCAGAAATTGAAGAATTGATATCATCAGCATATCAGTCCGGAGAATCAAGGCCGTCTATCGCGAAGAGATTCAATTTATCTGAAGGAGGGGTCAACAACGCACTCAAGCGGACAGGGACGCCCCTCAGAAACCAGCCCCTTACAAAGAAATACACTTTGGCGCAAAGAGATCACGCATTGGCACTTCTTCGAGAAGGAATGACTGCGAGAAAAGCTGCTGAACTAGCAGGAACAAACGAAAGCGCAGTAAAACATTGGGCGGCTAAGAAGGGGATGAAAAGATTTAAAGGTGTCCCACAAGAAATAAAAGACGAAATACTACGGCTTTATTTAGACGAAAAAATGTCTGCACGAGAAATAGGGCCAAGGTTCGGGATGACACCAGAGGCCATCGGAACACACGTCACGAAGAGTGGGAAGAGAAGAAGCATATCCGAAGCGCAGTGCATAGTAGCCATCAAGCGGGAGCATAAAAGGGGCAGGGGGGGATGGTGGCAATCTGTGAAGACCGGGAAGTGGGAACACGGAATGTCGATCATGGAACTTCTCAGGATGCAGCAACTCGACACTGACGACAGTGTGAGAGCATGGACAAGGGAAGTCCCGAACATCGAGTATGTTCCTGGGAAGAGATACGTCCCCGACCTCCTTGTCCACTACCACGACGGAACGGTTTGCATCGAGGAAGTAAAGCCGTCCAGCCAGTACAAATATGAAGAGAACATCGCAAAATGGTGCATCGCAAGGATACTCTTCGCAGCCAAAGGGATAGGGTTCTCGGTAGTATCAGAAGGTAGCCTTGGAGGGGAAAAGGCGATCAGAGCATTCAATCTCGACGGAATCCAGCGGATCGATCCAGAAGAAAAAAGAGCCCGGCAGCTCAAATACTGGAGCGACTACCACAGGAATAGAAAACTGAAAAGAAAGGCCGCAAATGGAAACAACAGCGCAACTCAAGCAGCGGCTTGATCAATACTATGCACAGATCGCCAGCAACGCGACGATCGCCAAGTCCCACGTCAAGACCTACACCCGCAAAGACGGCACCATCGTCCGCGAACACGACGACAGCCGCAGCAAGAAGGCGCAGCCGGCGCCCACAGGCCACCACCACGCACTCGTCGCGCTGCTACGGAAGCGGAAGGTAGCCACCGGGGACGGCAAGAAGCCGAAGGGCCGCATCGGGCACCCGATGGCGCTGCTGCGGACGGTGGCGAAGAAGAAGGTCGAGCCGGGGAAGGAGACATCGAAATTAGGCCCGGACCTGTTCGGCAAAGGCGACGGAGATATGGCAGTGAAAAGCCCGCTCAAGGTATTTGGCGGGAACAGCGATCATTCGTCAGGAGAGGCATCACTCGAAGCCGAGAGAAAAAACTACGGGAAGCTGGTCGATCTCGCCGTCGCACACAACGTCAAGCGAGCTGGCATTGAAGACGTCGCGATAAAAGACCTCCATTCGCTGCAGACCACGGTAGGAAAGAATAAAGCCGCGCAAATGGCCAAGGAATACGACGACAAGAAGGCAAAAGAAGAGCCGCCCGTTGTCTACCGGACCCCGGACGGCAAGCTGATACTGAAAGACGGGAATCACCGCGCCGTCGGAGCACTCATGGCAGGCCGGACGCATATCAAGGCAGAAGTCTTCGATCTGGAGAAGCCGAAAGCAACCGCAGCCGCCACCCGGAAGCGGATCGAGGCGGAGATCAGAGGCGGCGAGCCCCGGACGGTGCTGGGTGAGACGCATTACGTCAAGGTTCTAGCAAAGGCCAGAAGGGAAGAGGATGAGATCGTCGATTATTTTAACTCGGACCTCATCAAGAGCGAAGAAAAGAGAGACGCACACGGACGATTCTCGCGCACGGAAGAATCCGCTCGCCATGACGCCAAGCTGAGACGTCTCTACGGACAGGCGGCAGGAAAAGAGAACCATCCGATTGAAGGGCACGTCATCAGGTCGGTCACAAGAGAGGAAGCGGAGAAGATCAGAAGACTGACTGGAATCAGTGTAGACAACTACCGATTCGGAGTCACCAACACCGGCCTCCGCCATGTCCACAAAGAACACGGGAATGAAACCGTTGAGGCGCAGGCGAACCAAGTCGCCATCAAGGAGCATGACATTCAGAGAATCCCGGACATCATAAGCCGCCCGAAAGTTATCCGCAGAGCCCATGATACACCACAGGGGAACAAGACCATCTCCTTCGAGAAAGAATATACCGACGGCACCGAGGTCTACATCGTCGAGGTGATCGCGAGGTCGAGCCTCCTGCACGTCAAGACAATGTTCAAAAAGAAGCCGTAGAACACAAAAAAGCCCCCACCCGAAAAGGATGGAGGCTTTTTTGTTGCCACAGGGCCACGTGCTACTCACCAGAAGGTGATGCGACGCGCAGACGTCCGAAACGATCTATGGCCAGCGATGTTCTGCTGCGGTGGTGCAGGTTGAAATAATAGCAAAGATAAGGCCGGAGCGCAATGCCCCGGCCTTTTTCTATTTACGATTCCGCCTGCGAGCAAGCTTCTGCTGCCGGGTCTTAGCGCGATCCTTGTCCGTCCGCTTCCTTCCACGTGCAGGAGGTTCGCGCATTGAGCGGCGCGATGACCGGAAATTCAACGGCATACCAGTGACTGGACAATATCGTTGCGGCAATTCAATTTGCATCAGCTTCCTCCGCTGCCCGTTTGGCCGCCCGCTCGGCCCGGATCGCCAAGGATTTGAGGCAGCGAGTACAAGTGACCTCCGACTCAACCGCCGACGTCACGCCGCGAAACTTGGACGCACCGGAAGCCGAGGCGCAGCAGATCGCCGCCCGGTACCCGTAGGACTTCGCAGCGTAGTGAACGGTCGGAGCCACGTCCTCGATCACGACCTCAACCGGCTCCACCGGCTGCCATGCGGCGATACGTTTGGTAGACTCGGCGATCGCCATGCGAAGACCAGCGATATCCTGCTGCAACTTCGCGACAGGAGCCTTCGCAGTCCCTTCGGCGAGGACCAGCTCGTAGCGAGCAATCGACTCCTGCCAGCGAACGATCTCCTTCGCCAACCAGTCGCGGCCCTTCTCGGTACCGAAGTGCGGCGCACGGCTGCCGGAGCAAGCGTTCATCGCATTGCCCCAACCAGTAACAGTATAGCCGTGGTCGGCAACGCGACCGGCGGCATTAAGAGCATGGAGCTGACCACATATCGGGCAAGGCCCGCGCTTCTGAGTGCGACGTTTCATAACAACCTCCGGCGCCCGCTGGCGCATCCGAATCCGGAAGGATCATCCCTTCAATAGAGAAAAGAAACCCGCGCAAACTGGTGGTTTCAATAAACCCGCCACCAAGCCGCATCGCCATGCAGCTGACAGCGGAACCAGCCGCAATCCGGAGTCACGCCGAACTCCAGCACGAGCGGAATCTTCTTCACCTGCTGCGCCAGATAAGCCGGGGAGAACATCGGGCACCGGTTGCAGCCAGAGCGCTTCGCCAGCTGCAGCACCTCGGCCTGTATCTTCGCCCGATCCGGGTAGAAGAACTGGTGGCGACCGGTATCGACCTCCGGACAAGGGTTCGCCTCGTCGCCGCTCACTGAGTCAGCAAAGCGTCCGTGACGCCCCGGATAGAAGACCTCCCATCCCTCGCGGTGATACATCGCATGCTGCCGCTTCTGCGCCGAGATGCAGCCGAAGAAGGAATGGCAGCGAGCGGACCAATGCTCGACCTCGCCGTCGAAGACTCCCTCGTCATTCAGCCGCCGGGACATGCAGGCCCAGAACGAGGAACCGCCGAAGAACGTCCTGCCGTCGACGGTATGCATGATGGAGCCGCGAGGCAAGGCAAGGAACGCCGCTCGGTGGAGATCGGCCAGCTGCGGCAGC